AACAGTAAAATTTGCTGTCGCAACAAATGGCGGTATTTCAAACGTTCAATCAAATAATGTCGATCTTTGTGATGAGCGCGAGAAGAAAAATATCGTTGGCCTAGAAACTAAATGGGATAAAGTAAAAAGTTGGGAGCTTAAAAAGTTCCATTACAACGAAGATGCTGACACAGATGATCTACGCTATGGCGTAATTGCTCAACAGATTGAAACTGTATGCCCAGAAGTTCTAGCTGATTGGCGGAAACAGGGCGCTGAAGACGCTGTACTTGATGATGACGGCGATGTGGTCACCCCTGCTGTTCCTGAAATTATTCGCAAAGGTGTTAAAGAACAACAGATGATGTGGATGGCAATCAAAGCATTGCAAGAGGCTCAAGCGCGGATTGAAACCCTTGAGGCTAAAGTCGCCGCACTAGAATCATAGCGGCTAAAATCTCCATAAAAGAATTTAATTTATGTCTGATCCTGTCACCACGTTCACTTGGTCGATCAACACTCTGGGACGTCACACCGCTGATGGCATTGTCTACATCGTCCACTACAACATAAGCGCAACAGACGGCACCTATTCTGAAGGTGCTTACGGTTCCGTTGGTCTTGAGGCCCCGCCAGAGGAAGGCTATGACGTTGTTGCTTTCGACGATCTGACTGAAGAAGTCGTGTTGGGTTGGACGAAGACTGCTCTCGGCGGTGACGAGCAGGTTAGAACCATTGAATCGGCGCTCCAAAAAAAGATCGATCAGAAGCGCACGCCAACCACAGCACTTGGCAAGCCTTTTTAATAAATGGCAGTACGATCTAAGACAGGCTTGGCTCACTTCGATATCGCGCCAAGCAAGCCTAAAAAAACGACTCAAGGAAACAGTAAAAACTCAAAGCCGCGTAAAAACTCAAAAAATTATCGAGGTCAAGGTAAACGCTAATGGACAAAACAACCAGTGAGAATTGGGAAAGAATCAAAAAACATCTGGAGGAAATTGGCGAAACTAACAACTTATATTACAGACGAGCCTGTGCGTTGCTTGCAGGCAAGCCCGACCTGATCTAGAGTTAGGTGCGCTTTATAAATCAAAATGCTTAGTCGCTGCCTTGCTGCAATTTTCGTTGCTGCAATCGCCATGCCAGCACACGCAACTGGGCCGAACAAGCCTGAATTTTATCTCAACCCAGAGCTAAATACAACCTACACAAAGTCAGGGCCATTGTCGATTCTTGAGACACATTTTGGACTCAAAAGTGGACCTTGGTATATGCAATGTGGCCCCGCTATCAACAGCAATGATGGCGATAGAGATGTTGGTTTTACAGGTAAGGCTGGATTCACAAGTGACATCAATGAGGACTTAAACGTTTACACAGAGGTCGGCGTCATTAAATTTTCACCCCTTACACCTGAATACAACCTTAAGCTAGGAGCAGTCATCGACTTTTAGGCTATAATGTGGGAGCCTTTTATTCAGTATCAAATGCTACTAAATTATCGCGGAAGAAAGTACGACGCATCGACTAACAACAAAAAATCAAAGACCGAACTAGATTCTGCCCTGAGGCGAAATGAGGGGAAGCTGGTTTATCGTGGCATTCCCTACTCAAAAAACTGAGCTTAGTCCACTTAGCTAAGTAAACTAATCCCTGCCATCAGGGATTTTTTATTGCTTATTATGAATTGAGAAAGGTGTGGTGGGGAAATCAACTGGTGAACAATCTGCCGACTTTTGACCTTGGACCTCAGATAAAATTGCCGCCTTCTCCTGTATTGCCTCCCAGGATGAAGCTGGAAGTTCCGCGACTTCAAGTGCCTTCCTATAAGCCTCTTGTGATGCCTTCACAGGCTCAGATGAAGCGGATGATGAAGGATGAAGCTGAAAAGCAAGATCGTCAAAAACAAAAAAAGAGTAAGCAGTCGGCGCAACCACCCCAACCACTAGCCCCACCAAAACCAGAAGTAGTGATCGCACCAATCAACGAAGTCACTCAAATCAGTGTACCTGGAACTGAGATAAAAATTCCAGTACCTCGCGCAGAAATAGTATCTACTGCTGTTATGACGGCTGGAGCTTCATCTGTGGCGGCTGTAGCAGGAACTTTGGCAGCCAGTCGCATATTTAATTACTCACAAAAAATACTTAAGCCAGTGATTACTAAGGTTTTGCGGAGTCTTGCAAAATTACTTGGGAAGAGTCCTCCTGAAAGTGACGCCAGGAAGAGATGGAGACGACGTGCCCGCAGATTACAAAAAGGTCGGAGTCAGGTCTAATTGTGTAGCCTAGTTCGAGCAACTTAGCGCATTGATTCGCCCTTGTTAGCTCATAAGATAATCGCTCTCTTTCAAGTTGTCTCCTTACTAAATCTTTACACATTTCAGTGATACTTCCATCAATAGGCATTACAAGACCGATCTGCATCCCCCAATTATTCGACCTTACATATGGGTCAGTGATCGTGTCATTGCCAAGATAAAAGGGAGTTATGTTTAACGTAGGCCCATTGCATGAGACACCATTGCCAAAAGATTGGCGACTACTGCTTCCCCTTTGGTTTATTTGAACGCTTTGATTTGTATTGTTACTTGTCGCCGCAGCTTGTGGGCGAGCTTCAACGCTTGTTTCTTCTGCTAGAGAAGGCGTGCAAAATATTACTGAGAGAACACCGACAATGAGGTAACAATAGAGTCGGTTTCTATGGTACGATCTATATCTATTGTCTCGACGATGCCTGCTGATCTGGTTGTTATTTCTAAGGTCCATGGGTCGCCTGCAGTGTCAATTGACCATGTAGCAGCCGAGTCTGTTATGTTTGTGCTCGGGCTTACATTCTCACCATTGTAGGTAGTAACCGCCGCGCCAAAAACTTCGTGGGCGATTGTCTCAGTAATTGTTTGATTGGTAGTCGTTGTGGATTGCATACTACCAGTAGTAAAACTCGGCGTTATTGATTGTGCATGCGCTGGTGCGACAAAAATAAAAATCAAGAGGATGAGTTTGTTCATTTGATTTCGTTAGATTTTTTGGTTGGATCGTTTGGCTCAAATTTCTTTCTTTGGTTGCCGTTATTTCCGTTTGTTTTTCTCTCGATTCCAAAACTGGCCATTGCACCGGTCAACAGACTTGCCACAAAAGTGTTATCCATTTTCATATTAGGCACAATAGATAGATAAGAAAGGGTCAGAAGTGACGCCGACCATAAGAGAACAGCGCACTTAACTAAGTCGGCGATACAATGCCCTTCTTTCTGATGTGCCTCGTCTTTTTCTGATTGCATGGTCGGGAAGAGCTACGATTTCAGTGTAACGAATACAAGTACATGATGATTGCGCTTATCAAACCGATCCTTTTTAATTTGATCAATTCGGACAATGTAAAAAGGCTTGTAGTCGATCTACTGAGAGCATATGCACGTACAACCGACAATACAGTTGATGATAAGATCTGTGATTACGTTGAGACGAGCTTGTTCCCATGCATGACAGGAAATTGCCCGGTTAATTAACTTAATTATTTCTAAGTAATTTTCTATGGTCAATTAGTTGATCATGGCCGACACTGTGTGCAATACGTTGCACCGGTAATTTGTCCTACGAAATTTTAGGTCGTGCAACATACAATTATTGAGACTGCCCTCGTCTCAAAAAAGCAGACTAAGCTGCGTTTCCGCGATAGTATTTTTCTTGCTTGGGGCTGGTGTTGCTGTTACTGCGGCAAAATGCTCTCACAACATGACGCGACATTAGATCACATTGAGCCGAGACATGTAGGAGGATTGACCGAAAGAAAAAATCTTGCTGCCTGTTGTTTTAGCTGCAACTCACACAAGTCAGGCCACAATTGGAGGCAATGGTTTAGAGAGCAGCCGTTTTACTCACAAAGCAGGGAAAAGTGGATTGATGAATGGCAGGATCAATAACTACACCTCATCAATGTGGTCGATTGTATAGGAATTATTAATGTCGTCATTTATTGAGTACCCAGATGCGATTAATTCATTCAAAGCAGTGTCGACTGAGGACGCATTTATATCCACAAGAAAAAACTCATTATCGCGATAAAGATAGAATCTAACGATACCAATCATAATTCTTCCAAGGTTTTTTTATCGCCTGTTTTATAGCAACTTTTGATCTCCCACATATCCAACATTTGCTCATAAAATATACGAGCCTGCCACTCCTGCTCATGTTCTCGCGTCATGCCTGCGTATGTAACTCTATAGACGCGACCTGCGTCAGTAGAAACCACAATGAGCGTCGGCTTTTGACTTGAACTATGATGATTTAGATGATTCTCAGACATGATTGGCACCGATTTTGCATGGATGATTGTGGACTTGCCTCTTGAGGAGCAGCTCGCCCTAGAAAAGCATGTACGAGCGGCCAGGGATTGTGGTGATGTCGATGAAATCAAGGAGCTTTGTGGCGAGTTGTTAAAGCAATCAGTGATGCAAAAAAATCTTTTGAGGCAAGCAGTTGGCAGAATTGCCGAGCTTGAACAGCAAAAAGATCTTGCAAAAGCGGCTCACATGAAAATTGTGGCGGAGAAACAACAGGAAGAAGAGAGGGCAAAGCGGAACATATTCAATGTTATTTTAAATTTATTCCACAGAGGTAAGTGATTTTAATTTTTCAGTCGCGTTACGCAAAATCTTTCTGACAGTTTCTCGACAAAGACCCACCTCACCTCCGATATCAACTAAGGTTACGCGCTCTTTACTAAAGTATTTTCTTGAGATTATTTCATATTCACGATCCGTTAATTGTTCGAGCGCATACTCTAGTTTTTCTAATGATGGCGACCTAACTTCGTCATTTAAATCAGAAAGGGCGTCATCTTGATCTGGTATTTGTGAGACAAGAGAGGACCCATCATCATGGCAAAGCCGATCAAGACTTGTATGTGGCAAAATTCTCTCCTCCCAAAGCAAGATCTGCTCAATTGGCCGATTAAAATATTCGCTTAGTTCTTGCAGCGTAGGCTGACAGTTATAGATCGCAGCAAATTCTGCTTTGTATTCGAACAATTCTTTCATTTGCTGCAACGTGCCGTGTGGCACATAGATCATCCGCACTTGAGTAGCTATTGCCCTCACAATTGCCTGCCTAATCCACCAATATGCGTAAGTGCTGAATTTATACCCAAGCGTACCATCAAACTTCTCACAGGCGCGATCCAGGCCCTTGTAGCCCTCTTGTATGAGGTCGTCTAACTCCATACTTGTGCCTTCGATTTTACCCATGTATTTCTTGGCTACGGTAACAACCAAGCGCAAGTTGTGGCGAACAAACTTTTCCTTTGCACGTTTGCCCGAACGCATCTCTTTTAATTCAGATTCTGTCCGCTCACCTGGCTCTTCTTCGAGAGCTAGCCAACGGAAAATCCGCCGTGACAGCTGAATTTCCTGCTCAGCCGTCAACAACGGATATTTGCCGACTTGGTTCAAGTAAAACTGAAGCGAATCAGCCATTTTAGGCTAGAACGACATACCTCCATCTAAACTATTGCGCGACTTTATGTCAACCTGTTTTGATTCTGTTGAATCGACCTTTGCAGGCAGTGTAAAGTCCTGCACATCAACATTGAGACCGATTCTTTGTTGGCCGTCTTTTGTGTAATTATTCTGCGAGAGTCGGCCATGTACTGTGATTTGCACACCTTTTTTGAGAAATGTTTTTGCCACAGTTGCCGAGTTACCCCAAACTGAACAATTAAGCCAGACTGTGTTTTTTTTACGATCTTGTGAACCCAGACTAAAGCTCACAACAGAATCTCCGTTGTGCGACCTTTCCTCAGGGTCATTGCCGAGGTAGCCATTGGCTGTGATGCTTAGCATGTCAAATGTTTTGTGATTGGACGATTTGAAGCTCTTTATCCAGCAGTTGCTGGAGTAGGATTTTATGTTGTTGCGGTTCAAGACTGCCATCTTTCAGGCGATCTTGCAACCTCTTTGAAACCTTCTCAAGAGCGGCCAAATCTAAGCATGCTGAAATCGCGGCACTGCCAAGATTAAAAATTTCTTCAGTCGATGGTTCGTTGCCCTCTTCTTTAAAGCTGTCGCCAGAACTGTCATAACATGCCAAACCAAGCGGTTTACCAAAGGTCATCAAAGCCCGCTTACGAGCATCTGTCTCCGCTTCTTTAACTGCTGACTCATGCAGCTCGCCGATAGTAATAAAACCTTTTTTTGGTGCTCGGCCATGACCAGCGCCCCAGCCTTCACGCACGACGTTGCCACAAGAAATACGCACTTTAGCGATATATGAAATGCATTTAATGTCATCTGATACGCAATCCATAAGCAACGTTTCGCTTGACCAACCATCAAAACCAAATATTCTGTTCGCCTCATCCATGGCAAACCATCCCTCTATGTAATTAAGCTCATGGCCTGATGGTCCCCTGCGCTTGCTTACATTTTTTTCTAGCATCGGCTGCGCCAATGCGTTTTTGGTGAAGTCGGAAAACATGTCAGAAAGTTAAGCCGGGGGAATCATCAGGCGTATGTTCGTCATAAAACGCCCAACGCGGCAAGGCTAATGGTTTTTTGCTAAAGCTCGGCCAAGCATTATTTTTTTTACAGATTGCGATTGAGCGCATGTTACTATCTCGTAGCTTTTCACCCAGAATCGCCGCCTCTTGATCTAATTCATAAACTCCAACGTTGTACGGATACTCTTTTTCAACTGCGATAAAAACAAACTTCTTGCATCTAGTTCCACGCATGTAGTGCATTTGCTGCACATGGTATCGAAACGTAGCGCAAGATTTAGCAAAGCCTTTCGGCGATGCGTCTTTTGTTGTTTTAAGATCCACAACAATGTCATCATTCCACCAGTCAGGTCGACACTTGCAGGTCAAAGGGATGCTATAACTCGTATCATCCCACCACAAAGAACGTTCGGCCTCACCCTCTGAAAGCAGCCAGGCAGCGTCGGCGTTTGCTCTTACAGCATCGGCCATGCGCATCACCGTGTCGTATTCAGTTTGCGTAACTGGCTCGATGTCTCTTTGCTCTAGTGCCGCTATTTTTTCTTTTCCTGCCTTTGTTGTTCTTGACTCAATGACTGCATATCTCCCTTGCAACTCATTAGGCTCAAGTACGGCGACATGGGTAAATGTGCCTATTTTCATCGCCTGAGTTGGCTTGGAGGTTGGCCGATCTGGGTCAATAAATCTCTTGTAGTAAGTCCACGGTGACTTGCTGATTGCGTGGAGATGAGAGGCAGATACAGCGGGGTCTTTGTGATAATCTTGATTGCTGATGAAATTTTGTTGTGAAAGCGTCACAGGTGATCGCCAAAGTTTGGGCCGAACTTAGCGTAGTTTTTTCAACGCTGCAAGGTCGACACTGTTAGCAAAGCACCCGGGGGCTCAAATAGTTGGCAGTATCTTTTCTCAGCAATTAGCCGCACCACAAGGCAGTCATCCTTCAAAGCACCGCCCATAACTAGGGCATCAAGAGTGGATCTGCACACTTTATCAATGTCATTTTTCTTAACGAAGTAATGTTGCGGCGCGTTACTGCGTAGATCGCCGTTAGCGCGGAAGTGTGATTTCGGCCTTTTAAATCTAAAAATTATCTGCACGTCCACTGGCACGTCAAAGGTTACGAGCCTTTGGTCGCGCATTTGTACTTTTGTTGCGTCAGAGACGGCTTGACGCCAAGGCTTCAATCGCTTGCATACCTCCACAAGTCGTCCGCGTCCTACATGTTTTTTGCTGCCTTGTGGCGCAGCTTCAATGTTGAGGACCGAGACGTACAGATTTTGCCGCAGAGACATGGTGGACTTTGTTAAAGAAAAGCGAGCGTTTGAGATGCTTCAATGGGTGCCATATAGCCTCCCATGTGATTATGATCTGCTTCTTGCGGCTAAAGGTCATTATACAAAGCTCCAGACCGAGCGGTCTGACAGAGCATTTGATGAATGTAGCCGTCAAAACGTAGATAAATCAATCTCCGAACTTCAAGCATTTAGAACTCTCCATGAACTTGGCATCTTTTCAGACGACACACTCTTCTCACCACACAAATCTAAATCCCAATATTACACAACAATCCTCAGAAATCAGCGACTTTCAGCAGGCTCTTCTCAAGTTAAAGAACCGCGCAGAGCAAATAGTAGGCACAGAGCACGAATCAGACTGGCTTCCATTGATGAGAAATGCGGCTAGTCATTACAATGTTGAGCTTGACGTTCGAGATAGTGACCTAAGACAATTTCTGGCCACGGCAAAAGCAAAGGTTGCCCCCGAGGGTGTTGGTAAAAAAATCGGAGACAGGTTAGATCTTACGCCGATCCCCTGGTCTTGGGAGGGTCTAATTATGAAGGCACGCATGAACCTATTAGTCGCGCAACCCAAGGTAGGTAAGACGGCACTTCTTCTTGAGATGATCGCCAAATGGCATATGGGAGACAGTGAATTTTTAGGGGCGAACTTTATAGGTGAATGTCCACCAGTTATAATCGTTGGAACTGATCAAAGTGAGGCCGACTGGGGCTCAATGCTATCGGCGGTTAATTTAGTAAGTAAAGACGGCACTATTTGCAAACCAATCGAGCGTATTTGGACAGCAGCCGACCCATTGCATTTCAATGATCGCGGACTTGACGCCTTGGGTGCCGAACTTGAAAATCATGAATCGCCATTGTTGATAGTGGATTCTTACCACAGCTGTGTCGGCCCTCTAGGGCAAGAAGATAGCGGATCTACATATGCCAATCCGTTGGCGGCGCTGCTCATTGTTGCAGCAAAAGCCCGAGCCACAACTTGTGTAATCCACCATGCCAACAAAGGTGTCGGTTCAAATATAGTCTCTTCCTCGCGTGGCACCACAGCCTTGACTGCTGTGCCGTCTCAACTGATTCACATGAGTTTTCTTGAGACGGAAAACAAAAGGGATAAGCGGATCACCCTTAAAACGCAGGGCCGCTCTGGAACGCCAATGAACCTGTTGATCGAACGAACTGACGCAGGTTGGGTAAGTCATGGCGATGGTGAGGTTGCGGAGGAAGCTCAAAGACTTCAAGGGGTGGCGAATGAACTAGCTGGAAGGCAGGCCGATTTTTATGATTACATTGATATGCGGTGGACTTTAGGTGAATTTGCGGTGAGTAGCAGCGAGCTGGGGCAACACTTTAACCTGACAACCAACAAGATCAGTCGTTACTTGAAACAACTCGTTACAAAAGGCTTGATCGCCTGCTGTGGTCATACTGAGCCGGGAGTTGATGGTGGTAGGCCGAGCCCTCTGTTCAGACCCTCTCCAGAAACCGGGTTAGAAACGTTAGAAAGGTTAGAAACCTCCGCTTCTACACACGAAATAAGGAGTTTATCACCTTTATCACCTTTAAAACCTGATATAGCGGAGGAAGGTTTATCACCTAAGTCGCCAGTGCAGCGTCTTATGTCCGACAACACCTGGCAATCTGGATGGCTTGTGCGCGATGGCTCCAATCCACACTCCGTCACAATTGAGAAAGTCGGCAACCCTATGTACGCTGTTCGCAATATGCGTTGGGGAATTGACCTGAAAGTCGCGGATAGCCCCTTTGTGTCAAACGTTAGCGATTCAACAAAAGAGTTTTAATATCGCGTCGACTGACTATTATGTAAAAGTCGAGCCTGGGTGATGACAGGCTTGGCCCCTGGAGGAGAGGCCAGGTGATCGGGGAAAAAGTGGGGGACCGCGATGCAGTTTTGCTCGTGTCCCCGCTTTTTTTTGATAAGATCCGCTTATCATGAAACTTCTTTGTATTTGTGATAATAATTTGATATATTTTGTTCTTTTGTTACCATTAGCTGGTCCTGCTTGATTCACTTGTTCCTCGACCTTTCACCACAACTTGACGATGATGTTAAATCATTGGCTATCAAATCTGTATATGCAGATCGAATCAGAGAGAGATCAAAAACCTTTGAATTGCGGACGTACTCGCCAGGCATTCTCCCAGGAAGCTGGTGTGCTTTGTATGAAACAGCTCCAACAAAGGCGATTCAGACAGTTTTCAAAGCGGGCAGAACATTCAAGCTAACTCCGAATAAGGCATGGGAATTGTACTCTGCAAATTTTGGAATTGACTTTGATTCTTACTTTAGTTATTTTAGAAGACGCGCCTGGGCTTACGGAGTTGAGATAGCGGATGTAAGATCTTTTAAGGCCGTCTCGCTTCATGAGTTGAGAGAATCGCCAGGTTTTACAGTTCCACAAATATGTCAGAAGCTAAAGACTAGGCATCAGAGGATCTTATCAGCCACTGACAAACTATAAGAAATTCTGACTACGACTCACTTTTTTGTGTGTTATCATGCTCTCGTCTGCCTTGCAGACTTTCCTCTATCCCCGATTCTATCATGATTTCAAGACGTGTGCGTCCATCTCAGGACAGTTTGATTTTTGACAATCTAAAGTTATTGTCACAGGGCGTTCTAGAAAATTTTAAAGACGATTTATTTGTTCATGATCGTGAAATTTTACAGAAAAAAGTGGAGCCTGGCACTTCATGGCTGTGGATTGTTCACAAAAATGGTACACATCTTGCCCGATGGGATGAAGATGCTTACGCCGGTTCAAAGGACTCATTGTTGGAACACTTTGTAAGAAGTCTTGTCAGAGGAGATTGGTCAAATAGTAGTATCCACATTTTTCACGTTAATGAGATCATTGACGGCGAAGCTCATGGGTGGGTTTCAGGCCGACTTGAGATAGATGATATTGCAAGAGCTTTGCCGCGTCCACTTCCTCAACCTAAGCTGCCTGGCGAAAAGATTGAGCAACAAGTTTACTCGGCTCACTCTGGTTTAGTTCAGGCTCTTCAGCCGACTTCAGTGGCTTGAGATGATGAGACACACGATAACTTATTCATTTGACGCCGAATTTGCCAATGCTTTTTATCATGAGGAAGAAAATTCTTTTGCAGCTAATGACTGTGAAGAAAACTCGGTTATTTTGCACAATATAAATCGCGAAAGAATGATAAGACTTGTTCGTAATTGGGTGTGTAACAAGGCGATTCAGTCTGTTAATATGCACGAAAAACCCTGGGAAAGGTCAGAAATGTCCGAGAATGAAATGCGTAATCTTCATGAAATAAATTCGGCGCTCAATTGTTTCTTGTCGCCACCGCCAGACAAAAGTGAAGTAGTTATCGCGATGCAACAGAAGGAAAAAGGCCGACATAAGGCATGACCAGTTCGTATTTTAAAAATCTATTTCCCCGACCAACAACAATGAAAACGAAACTAATTACGGCTCCAGCTTTTCCTTGTCTCGGCGCACTTGTGTTTTCACGCGGTGTTGCAAGCAGGTCAGAGGCGGACGCAATATTCTGCGATGCTGTCAAATATCGCCAGCAGCTTTTCAGGAACGGTGATTGGGGCGATCTTGGTGAGGAGGACTGGGACCAAAATGTCCAAACTTGCAAACAGGCAGATGGCGGTCAATTGCTTGGTATATACAAGCTACCTGATGGATCAAGAATTTGGATTCTCACAGTTGGTTACGCCAGACAGACGCTCGGCCATGATTATTGTTACACCACGATCCTGTTTCCTGACGAATACTGATGCCTCGCCACAAAACTGCAAACTGGGACGGCTTGACTGAGACTCTCAAGCGAGCTGAAACCTCACAGAATCGACTTTGCCCCTTCTTCACACAACTATGTCACAACAACACAGATCGCCCAATTGGTTACACAGAAGAAATATTGGCGAGCAATCTCAACGAAGCGTGCGCAATAGCCGCCAATATTTGGGAAGGCAAGATTCCATCGGGCATAAGCTACATGGTATGGGGCACTGGTGGAAGCATAAAATTGGTAACGCCGACGCAATGAAAAAAACAAGCATTTTAACCGATATTGAGATTTCTTCGTTGATTATTATGATGGAAGATATCAAGGGCGAGTTTAAGGGCGCTGGTGATTATAAGTTGCCAGAGTTCTATGAGACGATCAGAGTTAAGTTACAAAATATGCATAAGTCGCGTTATAAAGCTCCATAAATATCGCTCATGGATGCAATATGTTCGACCCCTTGACAAGGGGTCTCTTTTTATGTATATTTAAAGAGTCAATCACATCACTGATTGATTCTCTCTCATTCCCCGATTTATCATGGCTTCTGAGTTTACTGATGGCGTAATCATGCAAGGCGAACATGCTTGGCATGGCCTCGGACAAAATATTGAGGGCACACTCCCCGCAAGGGAAGCATTCACCCGAGCCAATGCACTGTTTACAGTCGAAAAAGCTCCACTGCTATTTCGTAACCCTATCACAGGTGTTGAGTCGGCCTCTGAGCACAGATGTGCGACTTACAGAACAGACACAGGCGATCAGCTTGGCACTGTTAGCCTCAATTATGAGGTGATTCAGAACGAGGAGCTCTGTAGGTTTGCGGAGATGCTCCGTGATGACTGTGAGATGGATACGGTGGTCGTACTCAAGGGTGGTGCTAAGGTCGCCTTCTCAGCTAAAATCTTGGGAACTGACGCCGAAGTTGTCAAGGGTGACATCATTCATAGGCGACTTAATGGCTATCTGTCACATGATGGGACAACCAGCTTTGGTGGAATGTTCAGCAATGTCCGCATTGTCTGCAGCAATACACTTGGCTGGGCCATGCAAGATGCTAACAAGCACGGCAAACAATTCAAAATCTCACACACCAAACTCGGCGTGTCACAGATTGATTCGACTTTGAGGTCTATTGACATTGCTCGCCAGACCTTCACTCAAGAGGTCGAAGATTATAAGCGCATGGCCGAGACAGCTATGGATTACAACTCTTATCGGACCTGGCTCACAGACCTTTACAATATGCCGAGCGTCAAACAGCAGGATGGTTCCCTGCGTCCAGGCCAGATAGAGGACTCCAAGGTTAAGTGGAACAAGCTACGCAATGCATGGGCCGGTGGTTATGGCACATCTATTAATGGTGTGTCCGATACTGTCTGGGGTGCTTTCAATGCTGTTACGGAAGTAGAAACCAGCTTAAGGGATGCATCAGACAGCAGGAACATCGCCACAGTCAATGGTTACTATGTCCAGCAAATTGTCAACAGGGCCAGGCGCTCTGCTGCTGAATTGTGTGCAGTATGATGGGTCTACCAGCTTCCCAGGGGCCGCAAGGCCCTTTTTTTTACGCCTTTAACTCGCCATGCCAGCTTTTATTTGTGTTTATTATGTCTACCAAGATGATGTCAAGTATCGGAGAACAATTCAGATTTACGCCAAAGACTTGGAGCGTGCGGTGGACAAATGGACGAACATAAGAAGGGAGAATGAGTTCTTAGATGCCATCTTCTTGCCTACTAAGTGGGATCATTGATTTTTCCCATCAGATTTGCAGCAGGTGCTATGGTGCCTCCTGCATTTATTTTGGAAAAAAACGTTTATCGGTTGAGTGGTGGCCTTGGTTTCCAGGTGTCCAGATTGGACATCATGGTTGCCTGGTGTCCCTGGGAGAATATTTTACCCAACTTAGCATGCTAAAAATTCTTAATGTTCGGCGTAACAAAGCGGACTACAGCGAGACAAAGAATAGCTTATATTAAAAATGTCAAGAAAAGAGGTCAATTGATGAATCAATTCAATGTCCCCCTGGTTGCAGATTTCAAGCACTTCCTCGAACTTCCTAACGGACATTTCATTAATATCGATTTAGTGCCTAATGCCAATGGGGACTGGGTTGTTGAGCATTTGGATGCTACAGGCGAGTTTGTCTGTGGCATACAGATCGCCGCACCAGAGTCTAAATCCCAAGCCTAATCATTTCAGGGGCCGAGTGGCCCCATCTTTCCTCTTCATCCCCGACTTCTATGAGTATTTCCAAATCTGACATCCGCACTGCACTGACACAATGTGCAAAGGCAGCCGTTCTAAAGCATGAGCTTGAGGTGAAAGATCTCCCCTTTGATCTGGGCAACGTGGACAATGATGAGAGGCTCCAGGACATAGTTGACTTAATTGATGAGCGTTTGCGCGATCACATGATCAATTATGTTATCTCTGCAGTTCATCATGGTAATCTTGATTCCACTTATAGCACCCCAGATGAACATAATCAGACCTGGTGACAATTAAATTCTTAATGTTCGGCGTAACACAGCGGACTACAGCGAAGTGGGTAATGGTTTATATTAATAATGTGATCAATCAGGTCACACAACTTTCCCTCCACTCTTTTTAATTATGATCAACACACCACCCAAGTTCAATCTCTTCCCCGAGCAAGTCAAAAAATCAAAGGTAGATATGACGATCCGCAAGCACACAATCCGCGCATGTCTTCGTCAGTGTGCTGAGTCTTATCTTGACTGTGGGGATTACACTCCTGAACAGCTCCCATTCAACCCAGAATATGCAGGTGATTCCCCGATCTTCCATGACATGGTTGCGGAGATTGAGGAGCAACTGCATGACTATATGTTGGAGCTTGCCCAAGACATGATCTCCGCTCACTCCAAATGATCTACACCACTCTCCGCCTTGATTACGTCGAACTTATTGCCTTGAGTGACTCCATTCAAGCAGTCTTTCCAGAGAATTTAAGTGATCAGGAAAATGCAGTTCTTGATCGCCTCAGCAAACGCATCAGTAAGGCACTGTATCGCCTGGAGGCTAAATGACTATTTCTGTTAACTGGTTTATGGTTCCCTTCGGTCCTATGACTAAAAAAGATTGGGACTATAAAATGTGGGAAATTGAGACTATGTCCTACATGCCTGATTACATTACTGAGGAGGAGGATGACTTTATGAGTTATTCATCCATTGATGTTATCTAGTAATCATCAAGGACGCAGGATGGCGTGATGCCAACGTAGCTGCAATAAATCGGAGATATATGCAAGAAAAAAACATCTTCTCGCCAAGATTTCAACCTTGCAAGCGGAGCTTGACAAGTCAACTAATAACTGAAACTCCACAAAATTACTCAGGGTAACATCCCTGGGTTTTTTTGCGCTTTGCACCAGGTGGGTCATTATGTCCGCGCTGGACCTTTTTGCTCCAGTGGTGGCCTTGGTTCTTAGGCTCGAACATTGATTTTTTTCATAAAAAGGCTCAGGAGGTGCTATGCTACCTGCGTGCAAATAACATGAAAAAAACAGGTATTCGGCACTTGCACCTATAATGATCGAGTTATTGCAGCAAAAACGCAAATGAGCGGCACAGGTGACACTGTTCAATCGCTTTCATCTCTCAAATCAGACCATAAAAACGCGAGAAAACGCACACTTCAGGGGAAAAACCTTATTCAAGAGTCGCTCAGTCGTTACGGTGCAGCGCGATCTATTGTGATTGATGAATCCAATCGCGTACTAGCAGGGAACGGCACAATTGAGGCCGCAGCCGCGACAGGCATTGATCGAGTCCGCATTATAGAGACCGATGGCGACGAAATTATTGCAGTACGTCGCACTGGACTAACGGAAGAGTCGAAAGTCGGTTTGGCTTTGGCCGATAACAGGACCTCTGAGCTGGCCGAGTGGGACAAAGAAATGCTGTCGACTTTATCATCTGAGCATAAAATCGACCCATGGTTTGATGATGATACTTTGCTCGCGCTTCTTGCAGAAGATGAGCCAGACTTTGATGACAGTGAAGTCGCCAATGATCAGCTAGATAAAATCGAAGCAGTTTTTCAGATCATTGTCAATTGTCGAAATGAAGAAGAACAAACGGCGACTCTTGATTATTTGTTGGGTCAAGGGTTGGACTGCAAAGCTATGAATGCATAATTATGGCGCACCTTAAATTTTCAAAGTCCTCTGAGATTAAAAGGACTGCAAGAGTCGCGCAATTAGAAGGTCTTTTCGACATCGCGCCATCACCAAGGTCGACTGTATCTTATGATATAGATCTGCCGATTGACACTTTTGACTGGAATATTGGTTTAATTGTCGGCCCGAGTGGTTGTGGCAAAACGAGCATTGCGAGTGAATTATTTGGCGAAAATTTTAATCGCCAGTTTACATGGGAACACGACAAAACAATTGTGGATTGTTTTCCAAAAAATATGGCGATTAAAGATATTACGTCAACTTTGTCGTCAGTTGGTTTTAGCTCACCACCTAATTGGTTGCGGCCCTATCATGTGCTGTCAAATGGCGAGCAATTTAGGGTCGATATTGCTAGAGGGTTGGCCGAGTCGCCAGACTTGCTAGTTGTTGACGAATTTACGTCAGTTGTTGATCGCACTGTCGCGAAAATTGGTAGTGCGGCTATAGCAAAAGCAGTGAGGCGGCGCAAGCAAAAATTCGTAGGAGTCGCTTGTCACTATGACATTCTTGAGTGGCTCCAACCTGACTGGGTATTTGATCCTTCCACCTCGCGCTTTGCGCGAGACTGTCTTCAACGACCTCAAATTACTCTCACAGTTGAATCCGTACAAGGCAAGAAATACTGGCCAATCTTTAGTAAGTTTCACTATTTGAATCGCGGTTTACATAATGGTGCAAAATGTTTTTGTGCTTTTTATGAAGGACGTCCAATCGCGTTCACTGCTGTTCTTGTGATGCCATGTCCACAAGGTACAAGATGGAAGGAGCACCGTACAGTTTGTCACCCCGACTTTCAAGGAATTGGAATCGGAAATGCAATGTCTAATTTTATCGCGTCGTGCTTCCATGGAACTCGCGGCAGATATTACTTGTCCGTGACAGCTAACCCAGCAATGATCGCCCACAGAGCTAAATCGCCACATTGGAATATGACAAGAAAACCATCAAATAATTGTGATCAGAGAGCCCGACGAAATAGCAAGGCTAAAACATGGCAAATGAGCAAATGGCGAACATCATTAAGCACTGATCGCGTAACTGCAAGTTTCCGCTATTGTGGACCTAGGAACCCTGAGGCGGCCGCACTATTAGGTATTAACTAATGCCACGCCCACGTAAAGATGGAAAACCTGCTTCAAGACGCGCGTCTGCAGCAGAGAAAATGTATAGGTATAATCGCCTGTTTAATCTAATAAGAAATGGTGGCACGGCTCAAGATTGTATTCGTTTTGCGACTTCACAATGGGGAATAAGTGAGGAAACGGCGAAAAAATATTTGCCGCACGTAAAAGGAATGATTATGAAAGATTTCGACATTGATAGGGCACAGTTTGTCGCAGAATTGATGCAACAGGCAGCGAGTATACAAATGGAGGCAAGGCGGACAAATCAATTAAATATCGCACTTGGCGCTGTTAATACACTTGCACGTCTCGGTCAAGTTGATAAATAGTGTCTATATTGTCCACAAGAGAAGGCTGTATCCTTGATCGCCTTAAGAGTGGTGATACAAGAATTGACATCGACCAGCTACTGAAAAATATTAAAGCTGAGCTACACCCTGGCCAGCTTGAGTTCGCCAATGACAGTACAACTGAAATACTCGGGCTAAGTGCAGGCTATGGATCGGGTAAGACTTTTGCAATGTGCTGTAAAGCAACAATACTAGCAATCGCCAATCAAGGCTACATTGGTTGCGTTATGGAGCCAACTGGCCCTCTTGTACGCGATATTTGGTTGAACGACTTTGATGACTATTTAGATCGCCACCATATA